GGCGCGGTGTATCTGGCTGCGGTTCTGGCAGCACACGCCCAGCGCGGTCTGCCTGCTTTCTCCATTTATGGCCATGACGTGCAGGAAGCCAACGATGATACGATTCCCGATGACGTGGCCGAGAAAATCCTGCGCTTTGCCCGTGGTGCTGTTGCCGCAGGCTGGATGAAGAACAAAGCCTACGTCAATATCGGCGCTGTGACGATGGGCATTGCGGGCAGCTTCTGCGATGCAGGTGTTCTGCAAAAGTATTTCGGCATCCGCGCCGAGTGGGTGGACGAGGTCGAGATCCTGCGCCGCATTTCCATCGGTATCTATGACCACGACGAATATGAAAAGGCGCTGGCATGGGTGCGCGAGAATTGCAAAGAGGGCTTTGATAAGAACCTCGGTAAGAACCTGCCGCCTGTCATCACGAAGTCGAAGATCGTCCCGGCAGACAAAGATTGGGAGTTTATCGTCAAGATGACCCTGATCATCCGTGACATTCTATACGGAAATCCGCGTCTGGACGAGATGGGCTGGCATGAAGAAGCGCTCGGTCGCAACGCTGTGGTCGGCGGCTTCCAGGGCCAGCGCCAGTGGACAGACTGGCTGCCGAACGCTGACTTCACCGAAGCCATCATGGCTTCCACCTTTGACTGGAACGGCCCGAAGGCCCCGACCCCGTTCGCTACCGAGAATGATACCTGCAACGGCATTGCCATGATGCTGGGCAGCCTTGTTTCCGGTTCTGCACCGTGCTTCCATGATGTGCGTACCTACTGGAGCCCGGAAGCCTGCGAGCGTGTGACCGGGCAGAAGCCTGACGGCGTTGCCGCCAACGGCTTTATTCACCTCATCAATTCCGGCGCGACAGCTCTGGATGGTTCCGGTGCCTGCGTAGATGCCAAGGGCAATCATGTGATGAAACCGTTCTGGGAGATGACCGATGCGGACATCAAGGCATGCCTGAACGCCACCGATTGGTGCCGTGCGGACTATGAGTACTTCCGCGGCGGCGGATATTCCAGCCACTTCCGCTGCAAGGCAGAGATGCCTGTTACGATGCTGCGCTTCAACATTGTGGAGGGCATTGGACCCGTCTTGCAAATTGCCGAGGGCTGGACGGCTGATCTGCCCGACGAGATCCACAACACCATCGACAAGCGCACCGACCCGACCTGGCCGACCACATGGTTCTGCCCGCGCCTGACCGGACAGGGAGCGTTCACCGATGTGTACAGCGTTATGGCAAACTGGGGTGCCAACCATGGAGTGACCGTTTACGGCCATGTGGGTGCTGACCTCATTACGCTGGCCAGCATGCTGCGCATTCCGGTCACGATGCACAATGTCCCTGCCGAGAAGGTTTATCGCCCCCACGCATGGGCCAGCTTCGGCACACAGGATCAGCAGGCTGCGGATTATGCTGCGTGCAAGCAGTACGGACCGCTGTATAGATAACAGCTAAAAAGAGGTGTAGAGTTAATATTGATAGGGGAGTGCTTATTGTGATGAATAAGTGGCCTCTTTGCTGTAGCATGACGAATACGTCATTATGTAGATAAGAAGAATCGGCTATTAAAGAATAGAAATCCGCATTGAAATCGCATATTATGGCGACTTCAATGCGGATTTATAGTGTGCGCCCGGCATGTACAACAACTAGACCTGCTAATAAAAGTCAAGAGGTGATTAGAGAAAAATTTTGAAAATTTTGAAAAATTGAATTTACGGTTAGAGGCATAACCTAAATAAGCCGTTAAGCACTCAAAAAAGTGACAGCTTGCCGAAAGGTATATAAGATGGTTGGTCAATTGAAATTTTCGGAATCCATTACAGCTTTAACTCTAGCGTAGTAGATACGTAAAAACTTGTTAGCCGAAGCCATCATGTAAACTTTGTAGGGCTTTCCTTCAGAACGCTTTTTGTCCATGAATTGAAAAACAGGCTCATCCTGCGGTTGTGTTTGTAAAATGATTGTCATAATCAAGAAAAGTGTCCTACGCAAAGCAGCAGATCCAACTTTGCTAGCAATTATATTAAGAAAGCGGAAGGCTAAACCCTATTGTAAAGAATATTAAATATGTTGAATGGATAACTAATCTTAAAAGTAAAGTATCATAACCAATTTATAATTTCAATAATTTCGATATAAAATTAGAGAACTTTGACATGAAAGAGGAGAATAAATTGCTATCTATACACAAGGGAAAGATCATTTAATGATACTATCAGGCGCAGAAAGCAATCCGTAACGTAACTCCCATTCAGTATAAGGTGGGTGATGATTTCGCGTTAAAAGGAAAGATTTGCTGTGGAAATTGCAAACGGCAGCTTCGGCACGAAAAGCGGTATGGGGAAATGGTTTTCTGCTGTGGCTATAAAAGGGCGGCAGGAAAGTTCTCTAAATGCTACGGCGGCTATTACAGAGAATATTCGGTGAACGCAAAAGCGGCTCGTGCGATAAAAACTGTGTTCTATGCGCTGGACGTGGTGAATCAGGGGATGCAGGAAAAGCAGTCCATCACGGTGCGCTGCATGGACATTGAGGACTTGGAAAAGCAAGCAGAAGCTATTCGGGTGGAACAGATTAAACTATATGAATTGTATGCGGACGGTGTGCTGCTGCGAGATGCGTACATAGAAAAGAAAAAGGCTCTTTCGGAAAAACTGGCTGCATTGCAGGATAGCATACGGACAGAAAAGAAAGAACAGGAGTGTGCCGATGAACTGGATGAAGAAATTCGCGCTCTGACAAAGCAGGCCAGTGAGAAAACGTACATCGGTGGGCTGACAAAAGAATGTGTGGAAGCCTTTGTGAGCATGGTCTATCTGTATGACGACCAAACGATGAAAATAGAGTTTAACTGTGAGGATGTGATTCGGAGAGCGTTGGAAAAATATATATAATAAGAATAGTACAAACGAATTAATTGTAAAAAATAATCTTTTAGCGGAGGTGTTGACAAATTGAACAAGAATAAGGCGGAGAAAAAGGGATTTTATTGACTGAATGGAGAAAATAGTGTATAATAAAAATGGAAAAGAGGGCTTTACGTTGAACATAGTAGAACCGTCTGGCAGAAAATCGATAAATGAGAGTTGTGCAGTGGAGAAATACGTATGAATGACTTGACAATTTTACATCTTTCAGATTTGCACATAGATGGACAAGCGGCATACCCAGAAATATTAAAAAATTTACTCGTTCATATTAAAGAGGAAATTGCCACCACACGGGAAAAAACTTTGGTTGTTGCTGTTACAGGAGATATTATCGATAAGGGCAATAAGGCGGCAATAGACAATGCAAAAAAGTTCTTTGAGGATTTGAAAAAAACTTTGGGAAATAAGGTTGCTGGAATTGTTTTGGTTCCGGGAAATCACGATATTTTTAGAAGTAATTCATGCAAATTTATAATTCCAGCATGTAGAACTTTTGCGGTGCAAAAGGAATATGAATTTGGAAATACATTTTATGATACATTCTGGAAAAATATTCAGGAAGCATATGAAAGTTCTGGATATATGGAACTCTCTAAGTACATTTATAATTTGTTTGAGATGGATATTGAAGAGAAAATTGTAGAAAGAACATTTGGGGTTGTTCCAATTACAATAGAGAAAAAAACATATTTTTTTGTTTTGCTAAATACTTCTTGGTGCTGTATTGATGAAAATGACGCCCGCAAAATTGTTCTTGGAAAATTTCAGCTTGATAAAATAAGTGAAGAAGCGATAAAGCTTCGCAGAAATATTGAACCGAGTTTGTCAATTTGTCTAGGACATCATCCATTGCAGTGCTTGGAAGGAAATGAAGAGACAACGGCACTAATGGAATTGACTGATTCCAGCAGAATAATGGCAAACGCCTATTTATGTGGACATACACATAATCGTACAGTTGTAAACTGGAATAATAATGTTCGAACACTGAACACATTTATGACCGGAATTGGCCAAGGCGATGCTGAAAATGATAGAGTCAGGGCACAACATACAAGAAAAAGACTTTATGCGTTTTATGTATTTAATATTGAGTTGAATTCTGTTGACATTTATTCATATGGTACTAATGCGGAGGGGAATTTTAAACCTGATTTTGATTTGTACACGAAAAATATTGAAGAAAATCAGAAAAAAATTGTTTTTCCAATCAACATGCAAAAGACTATGCCATATATATGGTTGACGGGAGGTCCTAATAGCACAGGAAAAGCATGCTATTTATCTGATGAACTTCTTGATAGATTTCAAGAATATGAAATCAGAATGAGCAATTTTAGAAAAGAAATGTGCGACTTGCTTTGGAGGACAAGAGTTTTATATTTTGATGATGGTATTGATGAGAGCAAAATAAAAACCATCATAGAGATTTGGGAGAAAGAACAAGAAAAAACGAAAGAAAAAACGAAAGAAGAACAAGAAATTACGGTTGATGGAATTCTTTATGCTCATTTAATGCTTGAAAAAAGTGTGCAAGGACAGCAACTGATGGAAGAACTTGTTGGACTGGACAAAGGGAAAAACAGCCGCGTGTTCGATGATTTTTATGCTTATTTAACACAGATTTGTGCTATACTAAGAAATAATCTAGTGGATGAAGAGAAAAAGACACTTGTGCGCTTTCATTTCCGATTCCGACTTAAAGATAAAATGTATTCTCAACTATGTATATCAATTCCACCAGAATGTAAACCCGAAACGATGAACATGCAACCAATGCAGTATGACGATTTGTTGAAGGCGTCGTATGATGTGGGGCATAGTTTGATATACAGCGTAAATAAATCACTGGTTCATACGGAACCTAAAAAGCGATGGAAAAATTTTATAACTGCAATTCCGAGCTTTGATGGAAATAGGTATAGAAAAAACAGGAGAGAGCATGGAAAGGGAATACCGTTTATTACATTTGGTGTTTCAGTAGGATCTAGTGATTTGAATTCCCTGCTGTATTATATGGATTTTCATTCGATTGAGAGGACACTTGCGGATGTAATTGAAGATTATCTTGAGTATTTTCCTATTGATATGAAAGCATTTTGCGAGTGGGCAAGGGAAAACGTTGAGTATACATCAGACGAAGGAGGGGTATAATGATGGAGAGAGTTCAGGAAATCTTTTATCTTGAAACGTTTGATATAAAAAACAGAATGAAAGATAGTCCGGATATGATGATAGGCGTAGATTCGGGCCGGTTACTGTGTAAACTAAATAAAATATGCGGAAACAGCAAAAAAAGAGAGCAAATTGAAATAATATGTAAATATTTGGAGAATGAAAACGGAAGGAGCAAAAAGGAAATATATATTCCGATGCCTGTAAAGGATGCTGTGCAATGCTTTGGGGAGAGGGACTTAGCCAAACTTCCCAAAAGCACGTTTAGAGTTTGGGAATGATAGCTATAAAGAAAAATAAGAGCCCGTAAGGAATATGTTTTGAAAACGTGAAAAGAATACCCGTTTGGGTGAGAGGATTCAGAAAATCTTCTCGACCAGGCGGGTATTTCATTCCGAAGGAATGTGTCTATTAGAGGCTGATGGTTTCTACCCATGCGGACAAGTCGGCTTTGCTGGAATAGGAATTGAACACTTTGCCGTGCAACAGTTTTGCGCCGGGGCAGCTTGGCGTGAGTTTTTCGTTGGTCTTGCCCATACCGCTACCGCCAGAGGTGGCAAAGGTGATAACCGTCTTGCCTTTTAGATTGTAGCTTTCCAGAAATGTATTGATGATCGTCGGAGCGATATACCACCAGGTATGAGTGCAAATCCGATAATCACAGGGAACCTGTTAATTCACACGTTCCACTGTCAAATTCAGCCCCATTCCTGGAAGCGATTCTGGGATTATGATACCTTCGTGGTGTAGTCCAGAGAAATCCACCCTGCACCCGATTTTAGTTTACCCCACTTCGTTGCGCCCTGTCCCGTGCTTTCCTGCACGATGGTGTAAATACCACCGTTGCGGATAGTACCTGCCAGGGCGTAATTTGTGCCTGCGCCCTTACGGATATTCAGAACCGAAGCTGTAACCTTCACTCTATACGGAGAGAATGCAGGCTTGCTCTCCGCAGGGTACACAGCATTACCCGAACCATCAAACACCTTGTAGCCGGGATTCTTGTCTGCACAGGCTTTCGCATTCGCCAGAGAAGAGAACGCACCCCTCTGGGAAGCACTATCAGCCCAGGTCTTGCGAACACGGTACAGTGTGGTAGTGCTTGCAGGCTTCTCTTCGGCAGTGCTGCCGCCCAGACGGGCAGTAACCTTTGCCGCCAGGTCACCCATACGGGAATAGAGCCAGTCACCAGGGCAAGACTTGTTTGCAAACCATCTATGTACAGTCAGAACCATCTCATCAGACTTCGGACTGTACGCCAGAGTCTTGTTCTTGTCACCGAACCAGAGCAGCTTCTTTTTACCATTGCGCTTGCAAATGTCTACGCAAAGGTTAATGAGGGAAGCATATACAGCGTTCGTCATAGCGTAAGGGTGAGTCTTGTCAGACGCACATTCGATGGTCACGGCACGATGGTCATTCGCAGAACTGGAAGAACACCAGGAGCGGTCTTTCTCTTCCACACAGAGAGAGATTCTGCCGTCATAACCGATACCGTAGTTGCAGCTTGCCTGCCGGGAAGGACTGGTGAAGCAACCGCAGATACTCTCCGCAGAAAGCTGACCGACTACACAGTGCGGGGTAATACGGTCAATCGCATGATTGCGGGGACTGTTTTTGTTAGGTGAGATTTTGGTGTAGGACACCAGAGAACTGTTACTCATTTTCATTTCCTCCTTGTCATATCGGGTAAGGTCATACCTCTCAATGACAGCCATAAGGTTGTCCACATATTTCAGAGAGGTTGCATACCCGTCAGCTTTGATATTCTCAAGGTACTGTCTGGGGTCAGTCACACCCTTCAAATTGGAATAGGTAGAAATGTTGGTGAAATCGAAATACCCGATGACACCATCTTCCATGCTTCCAAACTTGCACCATTCCATAGCGGAACTGGTGTAGGTTCCGTCTGGGTTCTGCTCACTGCCTACTTTGTGGTAAACACCCACGCAGGTCTTGCAGCGTCCTTTGCGATACTTCAAGCCAAAGTAGTTATGAGCGTTGACTGCCAGTTCAGACGTACCTTTGTTACTCTCAAGAATCGCCTGGGCAATAATCGGGCTGAACACGCATACATTGTAAGCGGCAGCATATTTCTTAATGTACCCGGCAATACTGTCAGTAAACTCCTGGATAGTCATAGGTCATCACTCCTTTATAGGAGAGAGGGCGAACCCTCTCTCCCGCCTTAGTTTGCGCCGTTGTCAGTATCGGACTTCTTCTTGAGTACTTCGATAGCGGCAGTAATAGCCGGGGGAATATTGATACCCATGAGTCCTGCGTTCTCCACGATGGAGATAGTTTCGTTTGCCACGAATGCAATAACCACAGCGTCACGAATAAAATTAGTACCAGTAATTAAATCCAGGCGGCAGGCAACCAGAACCACCAGAAGGGAAACACCCTTACGGCACAGCCCTTTCCAACCTGCACGGCTCTCAAGCGCACCATTCTCAGTCTTGCCGCTGTTGTGGAACACGCCTGCGACAATCAGACCTGTAACATAGTCAATCGCCATGAAGATAACCAGAGTTGCCAGAGCAGCGTCCCAACCGCCAAACAGGGAAGCAATGAAGCTACCCGCTACTCCGATTGCAGTACAAATCCATTCTTTCATAATCTTAGCCCTCCTTGCTGTAATCCTCCCCGGTGATTTCCTTGTACTCTTCCGGGGTAATCCACTTGCCTACTGCGTTCCACGCCATCTTTTCAGACCAAATGCCCATCTTGTAGAACTTCTTTACCTTCTCAAAATTCTTGCTGTGTTCCATGATTTACACCTCCATATCCACGCCAGTCATCATTGCCAGGTACTCAAATTTGCCCATAAGTTCAGCATAGCGCATTTCCTGCTCAGTCTTTTCACGGAAGCAGAGATACCAACCGTCAGCATACTGAACCTGCTGAATCAGTTCAGCGTTGTGCATGACCATCTGAGTGTCACCGTCCACAATCGTAAGAGTGGATAGATTGTCCTCAAATACGGACACATCAACCTCAGTCTTGCTGACATAGTTGTTACCATTCTGCTTGAAGCCCTTGAGTTCAGTGCCGTCAGCTAAAATCAGTTTTACCATAGTAGTGTTCCTCCTTTAATTTCTTGCAAAGGTCTAACATATTTGACCTTTGTAGCTTGCTCATGTAGTGGCAGTGACCATTGAACCATGACCTAAACCAGTCATCGAAATCTTTCTCTGAGAGAATGAGTGCCAGTTTCTTAGCCTTTCTTCTCATGCCTGTAAGCCGTTTCGGATGAATCTTGTGAATCACCCGCCCGGTATCGGTAAGCGAATACTGAATCTGTAGAAACCTCCACATTTCAGACAGTTTGCATATTCTGGTTTTCCGAAGATTCACGGTAATACCCAGGTCATGTGCGATTTCCACAATCTCTATAAGCAGCCCTTTCAAAAACTCCTTATCTCTGTGAATCACATAACTGTCATCCATATATCTGCCATAAAATTTCACGCCTTTTACAATCTTTATGTAGTTGTCAATCGGTATGGGATAAGCAATCCCTGCGTCCTGCGCCACCTGGTCACCAATGTTCAAGTGCTTTCGCAAGAACTTCTTCCCGGTCAGCAGGCTCTTATCAACCTTTTCGTGTTCCAGTGAATTGAATACATCGTCCATAGCGGACTCATATTCCTCATCACTCATGTAGGACACATCCGCCTTCTCATTGTCTACAATCTTTTCCAGGAACCAGAGTGCTGTATCGTCATCAACGTACTTTTCAAACAACTCCATGAGTTTGTCATGTCGAATGTTGTCATAGTATTTTGAGAAATCCATCAGCAAGATATAACCATCATTACTCTGATTCTCCCGGAAGAACCTGTGTAGGTGCGTTTCTAACCTGCGGCGGGTAAAGTCAATTCCTTTACCTTTCTGGCTTGCGCCATTATCGTAGATGAGGTGGTCTTTAATTGCGGGAGTCAAGACTTCATCACATAAAGAATGTTTGGCAATTCTATCCCGTATCTGTTCGCCTGTAATGGGACGTGTCTTACCACGTTCATTGATGACGAAATTAGTACTGGGCTGAAATTCGTAGGTATGTTCTTTCAACTCTCTTTGCATTTTGGACAAATCCAGAAGGTATGTCATTTCATACCGCTGAACCTGCGGTTTCCAATCACTCCCACTCTTTGCTCTAAGATAAGCGTCATACAACGCATTGCCGTCATATATTTCACGTTGACAACTACAATTCTCGTAAGAAGTAGTATCGTGTTTGGTATTTACCATCATAGGAAGGACAACCTCTCCTTTCTCTTACTCCGAAACGCTCAAGTGGCTATTTAATCGGAGTATCGAAATCGAGGCGAACGCCATTAGAGTTAGAAGCGTTGTTGTTGTTCGCATTACCGTTGTTGTTGACATTGGAGAAGTTAGTAGCGGAAGCAGAGATTGCCCCTTTGAACTTGTTATCCGATTTACGCCAACCTTTGATAAGGTCTATCTCTCTTTGAATGTCCTCACCGAACCTCAAGAAAGAATTAACATCCACTGGGAGAGTTTCTATTGCACACTGTAGTTCTTGTACCAGTCGGTAACATTGACCGATTGCCAGGTCTTGATGAACACGCCGCTCCACCAACTCTTCATAGTAGGTGGGATAAATGCTGTTCGCTGTGTAGACGTGTTCACCGATAGACCTCAGACAATCGACTACAGCTTTCCGCTCATCCTCAATGAACCAAGTGTCAAAGGCTTCCTGTTGTTTGCGGAAATGGTCATAAATCTCTTTCTCAACATCAGTAAGTTCTTCGTAGCTTCGCCCGCTGAATTTCTTTTCAAGGCGTTGTGCTGCCTTTCGTTTGCTGTAGCCGAAGTCACGGAGCAGCAAATCAGTAACCTCTTTCCTAACTTTGTTGAGATGATGGAACACCTCAAACTGAGAGGGTTTCCGTTTGCCTTTCAATACTGACATTTCATTAGTTCCTTTCTACTGCACCCCACAAGGGGGTGCAGATTTTAGATTAACCGATACAGAAAGCGGGGCGAACGCCAAGAGAGCCAGAAGCGCCGCTGTAGCTCGCATGACCGGCGTTGCCGACAACGGAGAAGTCAGTAGCGGAAACTACATCTCTCAACCAGTAGTCCTCTCGGTTATGCAGCTTAGTACGGTCAAACATGAAGAGCGGGAACTGACCGTCACCCGAAGCCACGTTGTAACCGTTACCATCATGTGCGCCCCACGCTACAGAACCATAAGCCTGCACTTCATTCATTAACTCAACATCAGAGTCGAACCATGCCCAACCCGAAGGGGTGTTGCCGTTTACAGCATTGGTCAGAAGTTCTCTCTTTGTAAGAACATGAGCGGAACCAAACGCTGCCTTGATAGTAGTCTTAGCCTGCGCCAGATTCGACTTATACATGGCAGAACCAGTGTAACCACCCGTGGTGACATTACTGGTATTCATCTGTGCTTTATAAAGAGAAGTATCGGGAACAATGACTACATGGTGCTTCGTAAAGTTAGTGTCACCACAGTTATAGTAGTAATCAAATGCTGCAATACGATAAGTCACGCCCTTGATAACCCAGTAGTCACCGATATACAGGTCTGTGAACTTACCACTCGAAATTGCGGCATACTGCTCTGCTGTAACAGAAGTACCCAGGTTCTTACCACGGTAAATACAGTTATGTGCCGCTGCACCATCAGCCAGTACATTTCTGACTGAATCAATGTCAGTCTGCAAACCCTTATGAAGATTCTCTACGGTAATGACCTTCACGCCGTTACCATCGTGAATCAACATCTGCTCAGTACCCGTAACAGACAGAATCGCTTCCAGGTCTGCAAACTTTTTCGTTTGAACACTAATAGTTGCCATCTTTTATTCCTCCTTGTATTTCCAATCTGCCAGAATCGCATAATCCAGGTCATCCACAATCAGCGTGATTGCTTCATCATCTGTAGCAAGCGGAGCAGAGAAGTCATTCTGCATTGTCATCTGCTCAAGCAGAGTCAAACGCTCATCCAGTTCAGTACACTGATTTTGCAGGTTGCCCGCAGCGTCCTTACTCAACTGGTCTTTCATAGCCTGGAACCAGGCATTGTAAATTTGCTGCTGCTGACTCTCAAAAGCCGCCATGCTTACCTTGTATTCCTGTTCCAGATTATCCGTATAGTTGTCAAACTCCGTTGCTTTAGAATCAGCTTCCTGCTCAAACAAAGTTTTCTGCTCTGCAAAATAATTCTGGAAAGCGGTATACAGGTCTGTGCCATTCTCCACCATGCTCATAATGGTGTTGAGGGCTTCGTTCATGCGGTTAGCGTCTTTTGCCCCGAAGAAAGATTTCTCTTTCCCGGTATAAGACGTAATGTCCTGGAAGGATACTGAACCATCTTCGTTGTTAATCTGGTTGTATCGCTTCAAACCCGCCCACACAGCGTCCGTATAGTCAACAGGTAAAAGTTCCCATGCCATTTACAAGTCCCCTCCCTTCATTCCGAAATTCCATGTAAACATCCTCCTTCCTTCACTCTCATTCGTGAGTCTGTCATACAGGTCTAAGGTTGCACCCTCCAAACGATTCAGTTCATTGAAATCCATCGTAGTACCGTTATCGTTATAAACGGGTGCAGACCCGTAAGACATTCTGAGAGTGTTGGTGTTGAGGGTTTCCAGATTTTCTTCAAGCTGATTGATTTCATCAGCGTAGAAGTAATCACCTGGTACTCTGTCATCACCCAGGCTTACAAGGGAGAACTCCTTGTACAGCTTGATTGCCATATCCCGGAGGAACGTCAGATTGTTCTTGATACGGTTGAAATCCGAAGCGTTGAATCTGTCACCCGTATAAACACCCTCTGAATTTGTACTTCCGTGCCAATCGGTCTTAGGTGTTTGCCATGCCATCTTTCGTCACCTCCTAACTGGATACACGTCTTGCGGTTACCTTGCCGCTGAACGCCTGGTCAAAGTTGATTGTGTGCCGATAGATATTTACCTTCATTCCGTCATGGAACTCATTCTCCTGGTACACAATATCGTTTGCGTCAATTTCCGGGTTACCTCTGGTATCGTACTCATACTCAATACCTGCGGTATAATAGTCACCAATCCATTCAGCCAGTTCCGTAGCAATCGCCATATCACTGATAAGCGGGTTCGCCCATTTTACAGACTTACCTCTGCTGTTCAGTGACTTCGTGGCATATCGCTCCACGATTTTGTACCGATAGCCCAGAATTTCCAGACGGAAGGTTCCTGTCTTAGAGAATTTGACTGTCACATAGTAGTTACCCCATGCAGTGATACTCACACCACTGGCACTTTCGTCCAGTGTTGCCCGGAAGTTGTAGGACGGTTCACCCACATAGAAGGTTTCCACATCACCCGACTTCACGGTAATATCCTCACTGACAAGACTCTCTTCGGCATCACCCGGCTGATAACTGTAGCAAGGTACGATGACCTCTTTGACCAATTCCTGCTTAATGGCTTTCGGGGAAGAAGTCATGTCCTGCCGCTCCATGGTGAAGTCAGTCACATCACCGAAAGCGAAGTTGTTAAGCACAATACGGTTGTACGGCTCTGCCGTTCCAGTGAACTCAATCTTCATGGTGTCGAAATCATCAAAGTCCCGAAGAATCACCAGGGTCTTTGTAATCTCTTCTTCCACCTCATACTCAGTAACCAGTTCGTTATTGTTGTAGGTACGAATGACCATTCCCGAAGGAAGGGTATTACCGAACACGAACTTCACACCGTAGTACATACAGGCGGCTTCCTGCACGATTGTTACCATAGGGTTTGCTGTGAACTTACCATCAGCGTCAGACTGCTGTTCTGAGATAAAGCCTGTGTTCAACGTCCTCTTACTTGCCGCCCGTGGCAGGAAGAACATTGTCCCGTCTGCCGTGGTGTAGTTACTTGCCAGTGTTGCGTACTCATCTTTGGTATCATCCGTTAGAATCTTCGCAACGTGGGAGTAATCGGTTTCACCATTGCTGCTTGCCGCAGCTTCCGGGACGAAAGAGGATTTAATCCGAATCGTACCAACTCTGGACTGTGACAGAACACAGCGGCAGGCATTGGCTATAATCTGTAATGCTTCCTTGCAGGAAACACGGGGGATGGGGTTCTTCGTATACAGCTTCTTGAGTCTGGGGTCAACATAGTAATCTTTCTCCCCGGCAGCTTCCAGAACCTCAATCGCCAGGTCATAATAGCTTTTGCCGTTCGGAGCATACAATCCTTTGTAATACTCCGTGTCCATGTTACGGAACACGTCCTGGCAACGGATTGTTGCCGTATAGTCATCGGACTCCCACTCAGAACAGAGCAGGTGATTTCCTCTGACCCATTCGATTTCATCAGAGTTCGGAAGCTGATACCCGTAGTAAATGTCCATCTCCTGTCCAGTTTCCAGGAAGTTGATAGCCGACTTCGGGTTGTCCACGTTGAAATACTTGTCATAGTTTTTCAGCGTTACTGAGAAATCAATCTGAGGAATGTCAGCACCAATCGGACTGACATAACTCTCAAGTGAAGAACTCATAACAGAATCGTTGTAGTACACCAGTCCGTAACCGAAACGGAAGGAGTAGATACGCAGCCTGCTTCGTAGGTTCTTCATTTTATGAATCACCAGAGTCAGTGTGGTTACATTCTCAAGCACTTCCTCTGTAGTAAAAACAGCTTTGTCATTATCCCGGAACTCAACCTTTTGCCCGGTATTAGTGACAAAATCGAAATCAGTAGGATAGTTCTCACCGAAGTTAATCGTGATACCTCTGAAATCAGTCGGAGCCGCATGAAGGTTTATGGTTACTTCATACAGTCCGTCTGATACCAGATTCTTTCCCACCAACCCTGTGTTGTAGAACATTGCTCCCGGCTTGTTCCGTGGGAGAAAATACATGGAACCGTCAACCCTGGTAAAGTTCTCTTCCAAAGTGGCGTACACCACATCGTCAGTTCCCTCATTAAACAGGTTGTCCGGGTTGGAGAAGTAGGCAAACTCTCCGCTGTCTACTTTGGCTTTCGCCTGCGCTTCCTGGTTGACAACTCCGAAAGAAATCATTATGTATGCTCTTTCACGGAGGGAGTCTTTCATGCTTGCCTTATACTCTTTGGATACCTTTTGCATAAAATCACTCTCCTACGTCAATCAGATTCACCTTGCAATTCCTGTAGTGTGTCGGGTGACCGTCCTCATCTACCCAGTAGGGTTCAGCCGTTCGGTTACCACAGTACATTTTGATGGTCTTAGGTGCATTACTTACAGGGTCAATAAAAGTTACATTTACAAAGAAGTTATCAAGGATACTCAGTATCTTTGACCACTGTTCGGCAGTGAGCCATGACCATTCCAGATTGTCAATCTTGTACTGGTCACGTCCGATACGCTGACCCACCACCGTACCGTTTGCGTTACGCCCGGAATCTACAAGAGTGGTCACCGTAGGGGTGACACCTCTCTTGCAGGGAGGTAACGCATAACCGTTGATTGCCAGATAAGCCATTACACATTACCTCCTTATCCCGTAAAGCTATAGCCATTGGCTTTCTTCTGAGTGGTCACAGCGTCAGTCACCACACGGTTGCCAACCTGCACCACGGTTTTCTCTTCCTTATCAGCCTGCCTACGCATATCATCAGCCATCTGAGCCATGGTCGGTTCAACGTACTCATAGTAGAAATCCTCCATGGCTTCACGGAAGCCCGTTGCGGAAACCTCCGTGCTGCTCTGTACGTTAGAAGAAATAGACCGGGAGAATGCGGCAGAGTCATAATATTTTAGAGCAGAAGTGTCAACTGCCAGTGCCATTGTCGGACTGAAATTCGTGAAGGAATCAGCCCATGTGCCGACTACAGACTTCGTACTCTTACCCACCTTGGCAATCGCATTGTTGAAACCTGCAACGGCAAAACCACCAATCTCATAAAAGACCTTAGACGGGGAGTTTACGTCCAACTTGTCCTTGAACCAGGAAATGATTGAACTACCCCAGGAAGAGATTGTGCTTTTGCAAGTATGGTATAATTCACCGATACCGTTCTTAAAACCACTCACTACGTCAGAAGCTACATTGTAGAAACCGTTGTAGGAGCAATGTGCTGTGAACCAACTCTTCACGCTGCTACCGAAGGTACTCATGTTACCCTGTGCCGCAGTGTAGTACCCGCCGATTCTGTTCTTGAACCCATCAACCACACTGGTTGCGAAGCCAGAGAATGCAGAAGCGGAAGCAATACCAGAGAACCAGTTCTTCACATTGCTTGCCCAGGTAGTCATATTGCTCTTCGTATTCACATACGCAGAACCAATCTTATCCTTGAACCCAGTCACCACATTGTTTGCAAAGGTCTGAAAGTTTGCGGAGTTCACACCGCCGAAGCCGCTATTCGTAAACCACTCCTTCACATTCGTAGCCCAGGTAACCATGTTGGACTTCGTAGTGGTGTAGGCAGAACCTACCTTTGTACGGAAGCCCTCAATGACATTCCCGGCAAACGTCTGGAAATTCGTAGAGTTTACGCCACCGAAGGAACTATTGGTGAACCATTCCTTGACCTTACTTGCCCAGGTGGTCACATTCGTTTTGGTGTTGGTATAAGCACTACCGACTTTGGTTCGGAAACCTTCAATCGTGTTGTTCGCAAAGGTACTGAAAGTATCGCTATTTACTCCACCAAAAGAGTTGTTGCTGAACCAGTCTTTCACTTTGCTTGCCCAGGTGGTCACGTTAGACTTGACCGTGGTATAAGTACCACCAACCTTGTCTTTGAAGCCGCTTACGATATTGCCGCCAATTTCCTTGAAATGTTCAACAATACCCTTTCCGTCCTCACCCTTCGTGAACCACTCAATGACCTTGCCTGCCCATTCCTTAACCTTGCCTGCAATCTCACTGAACTTATTGAGTCCCTGTAAGAAACCTTCGACAACATAACCGCCCATCTCCTTCATTACTGTAGAAGGAGAGTGAATACCGAAGCACTCTTTGAATCCGTCAATGAACGGGTCAAATACGTTCTCCTTAATCCACTTGCCGATATTCTTAATGCCGTCCCAGATACCCTCAAGCAGACCCGCTACCCAGTCAAGACCGCACTTCTTCGTGCCGTCATCATTGGTGAGATATTCCTGGAAATACCCAGTAATGTCCTCCCAGATACCCTGCACGAAACCTGCGATAAAGCTAACCGCAGCCGCCAGAGCAGAACCCAGTAACTTAAAGAAACTCTGTGCCACACCTGCAAAGTCAATGCCCTCAATACAAGCCTTGAGATTCTTCCACAGGTCTTTGCCCATCTTGTTCCAGTTATAGCTTGCAATCCACTCCTGGGCTTCATTGAATGCACCCTTCAAGAAATCGCCAATGCTCTTTCCCACAAGGCTCCAATTCAAACCGCCAAGCAAGCCAATCATAAAATCAAGGGCTGCCGTAACACCACGAACCAGAAGTCTGCCCAAGTATGTGAAGTCAATTTCCTCCATTGCACCATTCAGCAGTTCTGCTATATGGTTACCCAGGTTCTTGAAGTCTGCTGTCTTTAGGAACCAGTATGCTGTTTGAATCGCACCGTTCAGCCCGTATCCAATCTTGTGACCGATACCAGACCAATCAATGCTATCCACAATCTCATTGAACTTTTCACCCAGTAAAGTACCCAGGGTTTTCCAGTCACCTGCGTCCAGTGCTGCTTTCAGCTTGTCAGTAAATTCAGAAATGCTACTGTCAATCGGCACGGTTTCAAACATATCACCGTAGTTCTTACTGCCAGAACCGCTTCCACTGGAATCCTTCTGACTGATAATGTTCAATTCATCAATGCCAACCGTAGCGTCCTTAATATCCTTTGCTGCTTTCTTCGCAGACTTACCCGCACCAGAGATAGAATCGCCATAGGAAGCCGCCGCTTTCTTCGCTTTCGTGAAGGTGGTTGCACCAGACAGACGGGCGAAAAACTGATTGACGATATTCAGCAGTGCTGCAAACTTATCAATCAGAGCGTCCACCGCAGGAGCAATCATATTGATGAGCGGAGCCACCATAGCACCCATGCTGTTCTTGAGGTACTGGAAACTGGTTGCCAGACTGTCCATACTTCCCTTGAACGTACCGCCCATGAGGGAACTGTACATATACAAATTCTGAATACCTTCCTTCATTGCAGCAGTAAGCTGTGCAAAGAGGAATCGAATTGCACGGTACATTGCAATACGCTTTAAGGAAGAGAACAACTGACCCATGCCCGAAGTTGTTTGCTTCACCTTGCTACTCAGTTTGGAACCGATAGTGCTTCCCAGTTTCTTACAGGCATTCACTGCTGATTTTGCCGCAGCGCTTACCCCCTTCAAGGTAGCTTGAAATGCTTTTAGAGCAACACCACCTACAGCAGAAAATGCTCTTGAGAACACACCACCTACACCTTGCAGAACACCCAGGAATCCCCTGGTCTGCGTAGCGGCAGCAGTAATCTGGGAAGTATACTGAGTAATACCAGAGGTTGCCGCTGTAGCCGCCGCACCTG